AACAATGTTCAATTGATTATAAAGTTATGGATCAATTAGGATACTTTAAAATTGACGTGTTGAATGTGAACTTGTATTCACAAATTGAATCACGTGAACACTTACAAGAAATGTTTGATCGTGATCCTCCATGGCACAGGCTTGATGATAAAGAGTTTGTCGATCAACTGTTTCATCTTAACGGACATCATAATGTAGTATCTAAACTTATGCCTGCTAACTTAGAACAACTAGCGGCAACACTAGCAGTGATACGGCCTGCCAAGTACCATTTGATAGAAAAAACTTGGCCGGAGATATTAGAAGAAGTTTGGGTAAAGCCAAAAGATGACCGATACTTTTTTAAGAAAGCACATGCTTTTGGTTATGCTGGTGCTGTAATAGTTAATATGAATTTACTTGACTCTTCGCACTAGTTGAATAGTTTTGCGTCTGATACGTTTGTCTTTGGTAAGATCTGTTAATCGTGTTATAGGACCAAAAAGCACTGTACAATCTTTTGCCGAAAACGTTTTCAATGTATCTTTGAACTTGTAAAAATCTTTTCCTATGAATATGTTGATAGGTAGTTTTCTATTTGATTCCCACCACCAAGTTTGTCCATGCTGTAAGAAATCTTCAATCATAGTTTTTGGAACAGCATCTAGGCTGTAAATGCTTAAAACTTTGAGATCAGCATTTTGAATGATGCCAACTTGTTCAATTTTCCCTACTTGTACAAGTGAGAGAAATGGGTAATTTTGTTTGATTTCTTCGACATCCAGTTTCATTGCTATTAATTACCAGACAAGTTAGCAGGTAGCAGACGGTCTGGCCTATAAATACTACAAATGCTATGCAATATGTTACTGGATACATTCTCAACAATCAAATTGATGTGCAAATGCACACAGACGGCCTCGAACGGAGACATGAAAAAGTGTACGAAAGACCTATAAAATTATACAGAGAATTTGATAATTCATTTACGATAGTAGTCAAAAATCAAGATCAGAAAAAACAATTTGTAAACGATGCAACTTGCGAACTACAAATATCAGATGAAGATAATAAATTAGTTCTTACAGTAGTTGGCTCTGTACAGGATGACGGTTCAAGCACAGCAACTAAAGGACACATTAAATTTACTATTACTGAATCACACATGATAGATCTTGATGGCACATTCTATACAGGTGCATTAAGATTTACCGGCAATGACTCAACAGTGCAAATACTGTATGCTGACACAAGATTTGATGCTGGTATAAATTTTGAAGTTGTTAAGGACGTATCACCAGAATTTATAGCATCTCAACTTATTGATACATTTACAATAATCGATGATGAATTTTCTTCAACATCTGTAGATGCAAAACCAAATAAAAATTCAAATGATGGATTGCACACAGCGGCATACTACCTCACCAACTTTACTGGCTCCATCAAAATTATGGCCACTATGAGTGCTGGAGCATCCTACGGCACAGATGATAACAAGGATGAATTCTTTCAAGTTGATAGACAAGACTATACAGAACAGTCAGGAATAAAATATGTGAACTTCACAGGCGTATTTGAAAGAGTAGCCTTTGTAGCACAGATGACAGACTCTTCAACTGTATTGGCAGGTCTAGACAAAATCTTATATAGATCATAATGTTGATTGCAACACTTTTTTACTTGTTAATGATTAAACATGCCATGGCCGATTTTTATTTCCAAGGTAGATTATTAGGCGGTGGTGATGAAAACAAACTACTATCCAAGAAGAAAAATAGACATGCTTTGGATCATGCAATAGGCACTGCGTTTGTTTTCTTTCTTGTATTATCGGTCACACATGACATGACAATGATAATACCGTGGATATGCTTATTCAGTTTTGCAATTCTAGATTATGTTTTACACTTGTTAATAGATTGGCGTAAAAATATAATAACCAAAAAATATAAATGGAAAGTATCTGATAGACAATTTTGGAAACTTACTGCAATAGATCAATGTGCTCATTATTCGTGTTATATTTTATATTGTTGGTTATTTGCAAACTACTGGTTGTAAGATCCATATAAACATTGTATAATAAAAGCATGTCACAAAACAATTCAGACAATGCGGCATTGTACACAGCAGAAGCAAACATCATGGATGCTAATCTACAGATTGCAAAATTAGAATACAAACTTAAAAGATTAGTTCCTGTGCTCAACGAGATTGTTGATATAGCAAATCTAGAGGGTGCTACACGACTTACCACAGGTGTTATTGTTAAACACAAAGTAGAACAAGCACAAGCAATCATTAATGATTGATATTTGGGATCCAATGTTTTGGATTAATTTTGTTTGTGTTGTTGGATCTATCACTGCTTTGCATCTTATCTCAGGCAGATCTAATTCTGAAAGAAACACTGGGTTTTGGATAACCATCGTTATACAGCCATTATTCTTTTTCTTAGGAATGGTAACTGGAGCATGGAGTCTAATGTTTTTAAGTAGTTGGCGAGCCTATGAAAGTATTAGAGGTATAAGAAACAATCCAAGACCAACCTTTGACAAACGTAAAAAATAGTTTATACTATACATATGTTTCCTGAACTCAAACAAGCAGTAGAGTCACGTCTTCCGTCTAAGCGAAAGAAAACACCAAGTGGCTGGATATCATTCAATGCTCCATGTTGTGTTCACAACAATGAATCAGCTGATACCAGAATGCGTGGTGGCATAATGTTTTTACCAGATAGTGGTATACAGTATCACTGTTTCAACTGTGGATGGAAAGCCAACTATACGCCAGGCAGATATTTGAACAGACGCTTTCGACAGTTGATGCAATGGATCAATATACCAATGAGCGAAATAGGTAAACTGAGTATGCAGGCCATGGGGCATGCAAGTGAAGGTGAGATTACACAACGCACTATCGATAACGAAATAAACTTTACAACTATAAAGATGCCAGACGATGCTGTGGTGATACAAAAACAATCAGACTGTGTAAACTATCTTGAGTCCCGCGGTATACAAGCAAACGACTCGTTGTTCTTTACTGCTCCGTCACAGCGTGATAGAATAATTGTGCCAGTAACTTGGCAACATCGACCAATTGGTTTTGTAGCAAGAGCGATGTCAGCTGACACAAGACCAAAATATTTTGCAAACGTACAACCTGGTACTGTGTTCAACATGGACAACCAACATTGGTCACGCAAGTTTGTAATTGTGGTTGAAGGAATATTTGATGCGATTGTATTAGATAGTATTGCAATACTTGGATCAGAAATTGCACACAAACAAAAACTACAAATTGATTCATTAAACAGAGAAGTAATTGTTGTGCCGGACAGAGACAAAGCAGGCACAAAACTGATTGATCAAGCAATAGAATACAATTGGTCAGTGAGTATGCCACCATGGCATGATGATGTAAAAGACGTTAACAATGCAGTATTGCGATATGGTAAAGTATTAACCATGCAGGCCATATTGAAACACAAACACACAAATAAAACAAAGATTAAATTGCATGAAAAACTCTGGCTCGCTTAAAACACCATTGAGATATCCGGGTGGTAAATCTAGAGCAGTAAACTATCTAGGCACTTTGTTACCTGAAAGAGTTTCTGCATATCGTGAACCTTTTATAGGTGGCGGGTCTATGGCTTTATTCATTACAAAAAATTATCCATGGGTACCAGTATGGATTAACGATTCATACTATCCACTAGTTGCATTTTGGAAAACTTTAAAAGATCAAGGCAGTAGGATGGCATTAGATTTGCTTAAGTTAAAAGCATCTACATATAATTCTATAGATGACCAAAAGAAAATGTTTGATGAAGCAAAGCAACTTATAATTACCGGTGATGAATATACTGTAGGTGTATGTTTTTTTATTCTAAACAAATGTTCTTTTTCTGGATTAACTGAAGCAAGTTCATTTTCTAAACAAGCATATGATGGTAACTTTACAATAAACAATATAAAAAATCTTGTGCATTATCAAAAACTTATTAAATCATGGAAAATTACTTGCACAGATTATTCTAATGTTTTAAAAGCAAATTGGGGAGCACATGATCTACAAGGTGACTTTATATTCTTAGATCCTCCATATGACATAAAGGCAAATCTGTATGGGCGTAACGGAGAACAACACAAAGGATTTAGTCATGATAAGTTTGCAGAAGATATAAAAAAATTAAGAACAAATTTTATGATAACATACAATTCAAACCAAACTATAACCGATTTGTTTGACACATTCACATTAATGGAATGGGATTTAAAGTACACCATGCGAAGTACAGGTACATACATGAAAGACCAAAAAGAAAGAAAAGAATTACTAATAACCAATTATCCGAATGACAGAGTCATTGGAATGTAATATAATATAAACTGTGGAATATACTAGAGACTTACAAAAACTATTTTTAGAAATGTTTCTTGCAGATGCAGAGTCATTTGTAAGGGCACAGAACATTTTCTTCTATAGACATTATGATGCTGAACTGCGTGAAGCGGCTAAGTTTATTCATGAGTATGCACAAGAATATAAGACACTGCCAGAAGTTGAAATGGTAAATGCAAAGACTGGGGCAACTTTATTAAGTGCGGCGGATATTGATCCAAAACATTTTGAATGGTTCTTAGATGAGTATGAATCATTTTCAAGACACAAAGAATTAGAATCAGCAATTCTTAAATCAGCAGACATGTTAGAAAAAGGTGAATATGGCTCTGTAGAAGGCATGATCAAAGAAGCAGTGCAGATTGGATTGACTCGAGACATGGGCACTGACTACTTTGAAGATCCAAAGTCAAGATTACAAGCACTCAAAGATAATAACGGTGTTATGGCAACAGGCTGGAAGAACTTTGACAAGAAACTGTTTGGTGGATTCAACAGAGGCGAGTTGAATATATTTGCAGGTGGCTCTGGTGCTGGTAAGAGTTTATTCTTACAGAACTTGGCTTGTAACTATGTTGAACAAGGATTGAATGCTGTGTATGTGACATTAGAGTTGAGTGAGAACTTAACTGCCATGAGAATAGATGCAATGATGACTGACACAAACACAAGAGACATCTACAAAGACTTAGACACAGTTGATCTAAAAGTTAAGATGAAAGCCAAAGAGTCAGGCAAGTTGCGTATCAAATATATTCCAAGTGGTGCAACTGCTATTGATATTAGAGCATACATCAAAGAGTTTGAGATACAGCACAACGTCAAGTGTGATGTGATACTGATTGACTATTTAGATTTATTGATGCCGATCAACAAACGTGTATCGCCATCAGACTTATTTGTGAAAGACAAGTATGTGTCTGAAGAACTTAGAAACTTGGCTGTAGACTTGAACTGTGTAATGATTACTGCTTCGCAGTTGAACAGAGCATCGGTTGAAGAGATAGAGTTTGATCATTCACATATTAGTGGCGGACTGTCTAAGATACAAACAGCAGACAATGTGATTGGTATCTTTACAAGCAGAGCAATGAGAGAACGTGGCAAGTATCAGATACAATTTATGAAAACTAGATCAAGTTCTGGTGTCGGACACAAAGTTGATTTAGAATTTAACATTGACACATTGAGAATACATGACTTGGCAGAAGATCAAGAATATCAATCATTTAAAAAACAAGCACCAAGCATATATCAAAATCTTAAAAGAACTTCCACAGTATCAGAAGAACCAAAAGAAGAACACAAAGCACAAGGTGATGATGTTGGAAAAGTAAAAGCAAACATCGAGTCATCTAAGATCAAACAGTTGATTGCAAACATGAACAAAGACAATTAGTTGTAAAACTGATCTATGTTTAAACTTTCACATTCAATAACTTCAATATAATCAGAATTGTTTAGATGTTTTATTTTGCCTATACCACGTATGACATCTGTGTCTGAATAGGCAAATGGTTTGTTGATTGTGCAATCCACATAGTAACCGTTGTCTACTCCTAGTGTTACAAAGGTCACATATTTTTTATTTCCGCTCTTGTAGACTCTGCCGTTAGCAACCAGTCCAGCAAACTCAATACGATCTAGATACAGTGATCGTGTGTAGAATCCTGGTAAGAATTTATCTGCAGACCACCAACCATACTTTTTATATTGCCAGGCAGGATCATCAAACTGGTCGGACTTGGAAACTGTAACAGGAGTCAAGCCAGCACGTTTGGCTTCTGTTTTGTATACCCATTTTTTATAGGAACCATGACAGTGTTTAAGTGCGGCATCCCAGAATCCTTTTTGGTTGTGTGCTTTCTGATATGCTAATGCCCATATCAGTCTACCCAAGTTCACAGCATGAGCCTTGCACAATCCAAAGCCACTTAACTCTTGCAGTGTTGCAAACACTTCGTCCTTGCGTGGATGGTCACCTAGTCTGGTCATGAACTCCATCACACGTTCTTCATTCTTCTTGGCGAATGCTCTGCGATACATGTCTGCTTCATAGTAGTTGCAACCAATCAATTGTGCTATCTGTATAATAGCATCATCTTCACATACCACAACGTCCGATACTCTGTCAGCAGTCCAGTCGTTGAAGAAAGATGCCTTGCGTCTACCTTGCATAGCCACTGGCCTAATCAGTGCTGTGGCAAATACACAGTCTCTCATTGATTTTGGTCGTATGGCTCTAAACAACCTTCTCATGGCGGGTGACTCTCCTTGGGTTACCCCCAACACGTCGCCCCGACTCAACAAAGACGAAGTAGCCTCGTCTATCTCTGGATACTCGTATAATTTTGTTATCGGATCGATCTCCAACAGTTGACTGAGTCCTCTGTTGGCCAGTATGTCTACTTTGAGATGTTCTAGATCCTCCACTTCGTTCTTGTCTAACAGTATTTGATTTGTTTGTGATATTAAAGATTTTGGTAATTGCCTTGTGAACATTAAGATGCCGCCACAGTGTTTTGATATACATTTCTTTTTGCCTTTCAGTTTGTTTTCTATTCGTTTTGCTTCTATTGGATCTATGCCTAGTGATTCGTAGGTAAACTTCCTGGGCAGTCGTCCCTTATGCCCTAATCGTTTTGCCGCTTCTCGCTTGGCAGACTTGTCTTTGTACAACACATAGTTTGATATACGTGCTGACTTGCCTGGCCAATTTTTGAATATGCGATTCATAACTTCTTCTTGTCGATAGTGAGGATAATCAATATCAACATCTGGTAAGTCGTCTCGCTTGGGATTGAGAAACCGTGCCACAGGAATGTCCCACTGCATTGGGTCAACGTCTGTTATTCC